AGCATCGTCCTTGCGGATACCGGGGCAGGTGCGGATTCAATTGTCGATTCCGCGTCGCTCGTCCTGGCTGATCCAGGTACTGGTACTGATTCAATTGTCGTGGGTGCTACTATTGGCCTGACGGATACTGGAGGCGGTACTGATACGGTAAGTGATTCGGCTGCCGTGACTCTGCCGGTCCAGGCTGGATCTGGTCTTGACGCCATTGTCGTATCGGTGACTTCTGCATTGGCCGATTCCGGAATTGGCGCGGATTCGGTTGCTGTGACTGTCTCTCCGATTTCGCTGACTGATACAGGTACCGGGACTGACGTCCTAACTGTTTCCGTTTCGGCGACTATTACGGATCCTGGAACTGGTGCGGACGCTATCGTTGTAGCTGTTACTGCTGCCCTAAATGACTCTGGTATCGGTACTGATTCTATTCAGACAACTTCCGGAATCACCAAGACTTTGACTGACACGGGTACCGGCGCTGACGTCCTGATCGTGAACGCCACGGTTCCACTTAGCGATACGGGTGTTGGCTCTGACTCGCTTGTGAACTCAATCTCGCTAACGTTGACTGATAATGGCACCGCGATTGAATCGATTGCCGTATCGGCTGCGATTGGACTAACTGATACGGGTACTGGCTCGGACGCTATTGTCGCTGCCATAACGGCCTTGCTGGCTGACTCTGGCGTGGGTACGGATACCATCAACGTCGTTACCGGGGTGACTCCTAAGACGCTGACTGATTCCGGTACCGGTATTGACTCACTTGTCACTACAGCGATTGTCTATCTAACTGATATGGGGGAGGGTATTGACGGCGTTGTCCAATATGTCCGCCTGCTCGAGCAAGGCCAGGGCAATGATTCAATCCTCGTTGCAGTATCGGTCAGCCTGGCCGACTCCGGGCAGGGTTCTGATACATTGCAGGCATGGCCTGTTTCTATCATTTCCCTATCTGATGCTGGGAGCGGGACCGACAGCCTTGTGGCTCTACCTGATAATACGAACACCGTCACCTTGACTGATACGGGTGTTGGTGTAGATACGCTTTCTCTTTCGCAAGTGATATCCCTGAGTGACGCTGGCCAGGGTGCCGATACGATTCATGTGGACGCCCAGGTCTGGCTGGGTTATGATGATCCGGTGGCGGAGGGCCATGAGCCATTCGATCCGTTTGCGCCTGAGCTGGCACGGATGGCAGCGGATGTCGAGGAAAGCAGACCGTATACGACTCGATCCGGAATGACTGTCTTGCCGAATACGTGGCGAATGACGCCAGAGGAATTCCTAGCCCATATGCGACGAATGCATTCGGGCCGGGATCCTAGACATCATTCCCTTGAGCACGCAAAAGGCGAAGGAGGCTCGACCAGGCATATTCACCGCTAGACTTTCCCAATTAGGCACGATCAGCTAGGATTCGTGCTATCGGATTCGCAAGGAGCCGTAGAAATGACCGTAGATGCATCTGGGGCCCAGCCCGACACGGGCCAGGCCGGGGGCGACGCCGGGGAGCCGACAGGCGATGACCTGCTCGTTCAGGATGCCTCATCCGATGGCGGCACGCCGGAGGGTGACGCAGGGGAAGCTGTCGACTGGCAGGCCGAAGCTGATAAGTGGAAGGCTCTTGCCAGGAAGCACGAAAAGAATGCTCGGGAAAACTCGACAGCTGCCAGGGATCTGAAGAGGATCCAGGACAAGGACAAGACAGAGCTTCAGCTGGCCCAGGAAAGGGCAAATGAGGCCGAACGCCGCGCAGCGGAGAGTGAGTCAAATCACCACCGAATGATGGCGGCTGCGATGATGGACCTGCCGGTTGATGCAATTGATTTCCTCGGTGCCGGCACGGAGGAGGAGATCTCCGAACGGGCAGAAGTCCTATCGCGTGTGATCAATGAAAGGGCAACGGAAATCGCCAAGAGGACCGTTGAGGCAATGGGCCTTTCATGGGATGGGCAGAATGGCGGAGCGCCAGGCTCAGCACCCACGGCCTATGGAGCCGCAGAGCTAAGCCGACAGGCTGGTCGCCCGATCGAGTCCATGCGCGCAGGTGGCATACCGTCTCAGGGTGGTGCCCCACGGACGCAGGAGGAAGTGTTCCGGTCCATGCTCGAACAAGGTTCTGACTAGCGCGGCGGAAAAGGCGTCGCGCGGAAAGTGTGACGTAAATGGGTGGTTCCTATTCCGGGATTATCGCCCGGACCTCCGGCCAGGCCGATGCCCTGGTGCCGGAGCCCCTGGCTACCTCGATCATCGAGGAGCTTCCTAGGTCGTCTGCGGCATTGACGCTGATGCAGAGGACGACCCTTTCTTCCAAGACACAGCGCATTCCGGTGCTGGACGTTCTGCCGATTTCCTACTGGGTGTCCGGCGACACCGGGATGAAGCAGACTACGTACCAGGCCTGGAAGAATGTGGTGCTGGTGGTGGAGGAACTTGCCACTATCGTGCCCATTCCCCAGGCGTACCTGGATGACGCTGACATGCCGATCTGGTCGCAGGTACAGCCGCGCATGGTCGAGTCGGCCGGAGCACTGATCGACCAGGCTGTGCTCTGGGGTACCAACAAGCCCAGCACCTGGGGTGAGTCGGTATTCCTTGGTGCCAAGAAGACCCTTCAGGTCCAGAAGGCCGGCACGGCCGTGGACTACGCATTGGACGTCAGCACGCTGGCCCAGAGGCTGGTGGGGACTGGATATCCGGTGCGCGGATTCGCAGCAATGCCTGGCCTTTCCTGGAAGCTGGTGGGTCTTCGTTCCGCGCAGGGTGTGCCGATTTACGAGCCGGATCTCCAGGGTGGCGATGGTGGTGCGCCGGGTCGCCTTTATGGATATCCGTGCTCCGAGATCGACAACGGCTCCTGGAACGCTACCGCGTCTGGCGCGGAACTGCTCATGGGCGACTTCTCCAAGGCCATGATCGGTGTCCGTCAGGACATCAGCTTCAAGATGTTCACGGAAGGTGTCGTGAGCAACGACTCCGGCAAGGTCATCCTGAACCTGATGCAGCAGGATGCCGTGGCCATGCGGATGGTCATGCGACTGGCGTACGCAACCGTCAACCCGGTCACCATCCTCAACCCGGCTACGGGCATCACGGCTCGGTGGCCGTTCGGTGCGATACTGCCGACGACTGCCACGGCTCCGACTACGGCGCAGGCACTGACGCAGATGACGTCCTACTCGACGGCAGGCGCGTACACGCCATTCGATCCATCCGAGATGGAAGGTGTTCCGGAGGACCAGGCCGTGGCCGACGTCCAACAGCGTCACGCAGCGCTCACGGCGCAGGCTGCCGCGTATGAGGCGTTCCTGAAGGACAAGGGTGCCAGCCCGGCAGCAGTGGAGAAGTCGTCCGGGTCCGGTACCGCCAAGAAGTAACAACGAGGAGGTTCGGCGAAGTGCCTCTCCCACCGCTGGCGACATCAGCTGACGTTACTGCCCGGCTTGGGCGTGCGCTGAACCCATTGGAGAATGCCCGGATAGATGCACTGTTGGCTGATGGCAGTGCATTTATCCGGCGCTATTGCCGCAAGGACTTTCTGAGTCATCCCGGCGACATCATTGATATCCGGGCTGGGGGCGGAGAGATCACCATTCCGTACCGTCCGGTGCAGGCTATCAATTCGGTGACGTGGCTGAGTGGGTATCCGGGGATTCCTAACATCGGAGTTTCCTGGTACACATTTGATGGCATTGACAAGATCACTATCCCGGATCCCATGGGTTCCGGCATCATCAATCTTCCGGAGGCTTGGTACGACGTTGGCTGGTATAGCGAGACGTTCCGAGTCAATGTGGACCACGGATTCCCTGAAGTTCCGGACGAGGTCATTTCGGTTCTGGCTACTGCAACAATCGCCATGCTCACCATGCCCACTCAGGCCGGTGGAGTCATCGGTGAGACAGTCGGCTCCTATAGCTATCGGTTGCAGCGCACCGGCGGTGGTATTTCTGCTGCACTGAAGGACGCTGACCTTACCGCGCTGGACGACTACAAGGCTGGAAAGACTGGCACGATTCAGATGGCGAGGCCATAATGCCTCCGACACTGCCGTATGGTCAGCCGGTGATTATTGTGCACCGGACAAAGTCTGGCACGGATGCGCGTGGCAATGACGTCTTTACAGAAACACAGGAGACGATTCCTAGTTGTGCATTCGCACCCACGGGTGGTTCCGAGGAATGGTCTGGCACCGAAGAGATAACTGACATCACAACAGTCTGGTTCCCGGATGGCACGAACATAACAGCGCTAGATGCCTACATCCTGCCGGATGGCAGTAAGTATGAGGTTCAGGGTCCTCCGAATCAGTCGAAGTCGCCGTGGACCGGAATCGTGTCATTCGTCCAGGTACAGGGCCGGTATGTCACAGGGGCTTCGGTATGAGTGCCAAGTATACAGTTGACCACCAGGGTGTCGGTGAGATGCTCAATGCCCGGTTCATGGTGGACCATATGCAGCGGGTAGCTGATGCGATCAGGACGTACGCTGAGGCGATCGCGCCGGTAGGCCCAGCTACTGACCCACACAGAGGACGATACAAGGCTAGCTTCCACACACGGTCGCATACGCATGGTGGTGCGACCCATGACCGGGCGGAGGCTATCGTCTCCAACGACGCGCCAGAGGCTCAGTTCGTTGAGTGGGGCTCGGCAGGCGCGGAGCCGTATCACACACTTCTGCGTGCGGCCGTCGAGGGAGGCAGGCTGGCATGAGCATACAGCTGTCTTCATTCCCGGATATCGAGGTTGAGCTGATTGGCCTGTTTGCGCCTAAGTTCCCTAGCTACCGGATCACATCAAAGCTTCCCGGTCAGTTCACCGGGATTGCGGTTCGAGTCCATAAGATCAGTGGCGCGAATCGTGACATAACAATTGACCGTCCAATTGTGGATGTCGACGTGTTCTCAACAACTGGCGAGGCGGACGCCAGTACGGCAGCGAGAGCTATCCAGGCAGCTTTGCGATCGCTGGCCGGAACACAAACTGCGAATGGGGTGATTCAGCGGGCCACAACGGTTAGCGGTCCGCGCTGGCTGCCGGATTCGAATCAGACGATCACCAGGTATGGAGCAACGTACGAGATTCACATTCGTGCCGTAAGTTAGGAGACGAAATGACAACGGCCGAAGTCAAGAGCAATCTCAATACCTTTGCAGCTGGCGACGTAGTGGCGTATGTCGCCCTTCCGAACATCGTAACCTCCGGAGTCCCGGTTGGCTTTGAGGATCTCAGCACCCTCACGCCGGCCAACAGCTGGCGCTGCCTCGGATGGCTGGATGTCTCCGGCTACATATTCAAGAATGACGAGACCACCAAGGACATCGGTGCGGCCGGTACCCTTTCGTCAATCCGTACGGTGCTGACCGGCGGAATGAAGTCCGGCCAGATTACCGCGCTCGAAGCTCTCAACCCTTACGTGCGCTCGCTGTACGACGACGTGCCTGTCTTCCCGGTTGCCTCGTCGCCTCTCAAGCCAGCTACGGCCACCCTGATCGCAAGCTACATCATTCCTGACCCTCCGGCGGATAACCGTTACTCAATGGTGTTCGATGCCATTGACGGTACCAAGAAGATGCGGCTTTTCGCGCCGAATGTCAAGTGCACGGCGCGTGGCGACGACCAGGTCCAGCAGGCTGACGTGGAAGCGCTCCAGTTCACGTTCTCGTTCTATCCTGGTGTCATCAACCAGA